TTACTGCGTCAGGCGGCTCTGTTGCTGCGTTCCGTTATGTTTACATTTATAATGACACTGTAACAAATGACCCTCTTATTGGTTATTATGACTATGGTTCAAGCTTAACGCTCAACGATGGCGATACTTTTACTATCGACTTTAGCCCATCAAACGGTGTTATTCAGCTAACCTAATAAGGAGTAGCTTATGGCTGTTCTTGTAAATAGGGCAAAGGTAGCAACCAGTACAACTGGGACTGGCACAATTACGCTTGGCTCTGCGGAGGATGGATATCAAACCTTCGCAGATGCTGGCGTGGCTAACGGCGATGTAGTTCGTTACATTATAGAAGATGGCAGCAATTTTGAGATAGGCACAGGAACCTACACAGCTTCTGGAACTACTCTTACACGCACCGTAAGCGAAAGCAGCAACTCAAATAATGCTATTAACCTTAGTGGATCTGCTACTGTATTCGTTGGCGCTACTGCACAAGATTTAAGCCCTTTGGGCGGCGGCTCTAATAAGGTTTTCTTTGAGAACGATACGAATGTAACCGCTAACTATACGATTACTGATGGCAAGAATGCTATGTCTGCTGGCCCTATTACAATAGATAGCGGTGTTACGGTTACAGTTGGCACTGGTGAAACATGGACGGTGGTTTAGATGGCATCAATTAAAATTCAAAGTAGTTCATCAGGTGGTGGCAGCATAACGCTTACCGCGCCTACTACTTCGTCGAATAGAACCGTAACGCTTCCTGATGCCGATGTAACTTTAGGCGCTCCATATGATCCTACGGGAACATTTCCAGCAAAAGCTTGGGTAAACATTAATGGAGCTAACGGCTCAATTAGAGGTAATGGAAATGTTTCAAGTGTAACTGATAATGGGTCTTCACGCTTTACTGTTAATTATACTAATTCAATTTCTAGTGCTGATTGTTCTGTTACGGCATCTGTATCTAATACATCGTACAGCTATTTAATGGGGGTTGACTTGTATTCTTTTGGTACAGCAAATTGTTCAGTAAGAACACATGACTATAATTCGTTACAAGATGTTACATACCTTTCTGTAACTGTTCACGTTTAATGCGTTATAACTAGGAGATTAAAAATGACAAAATATCGTGTTATCTTTGATGATCCTGATGCTCTTGATGAGCCTACCAAGGTGCTTGTGCCTTCACAAAATTGGCTAGACGAAGCTATGTCTGGTGGGTTGCCCCCTATCTGGGTGTATTGGCAGCTTCAAGATGATGAGCAGCAAGCTATTAAAGAAGGGCGTCATAGCACGTTTCGACATGATCCAGACAAACATGCTTTGCAATGGACTGCGCCTCGCATTGGGCCTCTAACGGAAGAGGAAGCTATGGAATATTTGTGTATGAAAGACTTACCTCGCAAGTGCTGGGCAGAAGAACACAACCGCCCAATGTTCAAGATTGTACGCACAGAAGAAGTGCCAAGCGATAGGCAGTTTCGCAATGCTTGGGAGATGGCAGCATGAGCACTATTAAGGTTAATGCGCTGCAAGATACAAGCGGTAATGGATATTACCCTGCTAGGGCTTGGGTAAACTTTAACGGCTCTGGAACTGTAGCTATACGCAATGACGAAAATGTTGCTTCTATAACTGATAGTGGAACAGGTGGTTATATCGTAAATTTTTCAAACAATCTTTCAACTGCAACCTACTCTGCTTTATCTACATGGGGGGGGAACCAGTTGGGTGGCGCTCAATACGGCAGCGGCATAGGCAATTATAATTTTAATGTCTCGATCCTTACTACGGGCTGTAGGGTTGTAGGTGGAGCTGGTTCTAGTGCTGATGACATTCCATATTTATGTTTTGCAGCGCATGATTAGTATTTTAAAGGAGTAAACAAATGACAACTTTTATTAAAATAGGCGCAACATCTTATAACGCTGCTGATTATACAATCCCAGCGGAGCGCACGTTTCGTGATGGATGGGAAGCCAATACAGATACAAATGTAATCTCTGTTAATATGGCAAAGGCCAAGGATATTTGGCGCGATAAGATACGCGCAGCTAGGATTGAACCGCTGGCTGCTTTGGACACTGCGTTTATGAAGGCGCAAGAAACAAGCGCAAGCACAACTCAGATTGTAGCTGACAAGCAAGCACTGCGTGATGCTCCTGCATTATCTAGCATAGATAACGCCACAACGCCTGATGAGCTAAAAGCCATCCAGCCAATCCCAAATATAACGGTGGAATAAATGACTAGCGTAATTCGTGGCAGTGATAATTTTGACAGTGGAGTTTCGGCAACTGTTGGTTTTACTACAGTAACTGATACTCAAAGTAGCTCGTTTACTAAACCAAACGATGCCTATGACCTTGAAAGTACTTTTTTTGGTGATAGTTTTTTTAACGAAGTAAGTGGAGTGCCTAGTTCTAGTTATGAGGTAATGGCAGGAAGTGCCCAATCATCATCCACATTATTCAATGTAACTTTTACTATATCAAGTGCTAGTACGCACACGAGAAGAGAAAGTTATTGGGGTGATCTTTTATTAGTGGGTAAGAAAAACACTGTAACTAATAAGTCTATGGCATTTTACAATATGGCTAACGGTTGGCCAAACCAAACTATTTTTCCAGTATCATATGCCACTGGTGTTATAATATTAAATGTAAATGAACAATTATGTATATGGGCTTCAGATGTTTACGGAGGAGGAGGGATATATAACTCTAATCTTGTACTCGCAAGCGGTGCTTCCACTATAGTAAGTAAAAAACTAAGTTTATCGTAAAAAGGTATTACTATGATAACTGAAAAACAAGTGCGGGAATACAGAGACACCTTTTTGCTCGAAACAGATTGGTGGGCTGTATCAGATCGTACAATGACAGATGCCCAAACAGCTTATCGTCAAGCTTTGCGCGATATCCCAGCGCAATCAGACTTTCCAGACAATGTGACTTGGCCCACTAAACCGGAGTAATAGATGTTAGGTTTTTCCCCACTAGCTTCTGCGCCACTAGCGGATAGTGGGGTTACATCTGTTGACTATGCTTTAACGGCAGATGCTGGGAGCTTTGCGCTTACGGGGCAGACTGCGGATCTTAACGTAGGTTACAATCTTTCTGCAAATGCTAGGCTGTCTACTTTTCAGTTTAAAGACGCTGACTTTGTTAAAGCGTTAAATGTTGCAGCGGGAACAGGCAGCTTTACAGTCACGGGTCAAACTGTTGCTCTTAATAAAGCTGTAAACTTAGCGGGTGGCGCAGGATCTTTTGCTCTTACGGGGCAAGCCGCTGATTTCGCTAAGGCTTTAAATGTAAGCGGTGGAACAGGCAGCTTTACGCTTACTGGGCAAGACGCTGGCATTTTAATCGGAGAAATCTTTGAGACAGGAGCCTTTGCGCTTACTGGTCAGACGGTCGGCCTTAATAAAGCTGTTGTTATGTCAGCAGCGACAGGCAGTTTTGCAGCCACAGGACAAGCAGTTGATTTAAATAAAGCAGTAAAAGTTTTTGGTGGCACAGGTAGTTTTGTACTAACAGGCCAGACGGTTACATTTGGTAATGCTTACTTGTTGGCCGCAGCTACTGGATCGTTTGCTCTTACTGGCAGCGCGGTAGACTTTGGCATTGGTGAAGCATTTGGAACGGGGAGCTTTGCGCTTACGGGTCAAGGCATTAATATTAATAAGGCTGTCCGTATCTCAGCAGATGCTGGCAGCTTTGCTTTGTCTGGACAGGCGGCTGTGCTTGATCCAAACTTTGGCAACAAAATTATTGCACAAGTCGGAAGCTTTGCTCTCACAGGACAAACTGCACAGATAACAAAAACAATGTCTGTTGATTTGGGTGCAGGATCTTTTGCGCTGACGGGTCAAGCGGCAAGTATTGCAGCAGGTAGGTTGCTTACAGCAAGCACAGGATCGTTTAGTTTATCTGGGCAAGCGGTAGATTTTAACAAGCAGCTTAATGTAAGCGCAGCAACAGGATCGTTTACGCTCACTGGTCAGAGTGTAAGCTTTGTTGCTGGTGCGCTGATTGCTGCTGGTACTGGTACGTTTGCAACGAGCGGCCAAGATGTAAGCATTGCTGTTGCTAGATTGCTTGAAGCTAGCGCGGGATCGTTTGGATTAACTGGTCAGGCTGTTACGATAAACCGCACAGTAAAAATGACTGCTGATGTCGGTGCGTTTATTCTGACTGGTCAAGATGCTGGCGTACTTATCGGCGAGATCTTTGAGACTGGTGGTTTTAGTTTATCTGGGCAAGCTGTTGGTTTAAACAAGGCTGTAAAACTATCGGCTGGTACTGGTTCGTTTGCTTTGACAGGGCAAGATGTTTCTATTGTTGCTGGCGCAAGGCTTATTGCAGACGCTGGTTCGTTTGTTCTTACTGGGCAAGATGTATCTCTCAAAAGATCTATAACTGAAAGCTTTGGCGCGGGTTCGTTTGCCTTAACTGGTCAAGATGCTGGCTTAGCTCAAGCTAGAAACTATAACCTTACAGCAAGTCATGCTTCGTTTGCTCTGACTGGGCAAAGCGTTGTCTTTATAAACGGCAAGTCAATTGTTGCAGATGTCGGAAGCTTTGCCTTAACAGGACAGGATTCTTCTTTAGTTTATAT